GAAAGATACCATTTTGCCAACGGCTAGTGGCTGGTGCATCTCACGGATGTTGCCACGGAACTTTGAGAATGCTTTTACAGAGGCTTCTGCGGTTACAATATCTTTTTGACGATCAACGTTGTCTAGGGTAGCAAAACCAGAGACGATTCTTCGCTCCTTGTCTACCTTGCTAAACGGCATAGAGAGGCGAACATTCTCACCCTCGGTGTCCCACTGAACTTTTGAAATAGTCATAACTTTAATTATAGTTCCCTTTTACAATATTATTACATAATTATAACATATTATTGAACTGAGCGACCTTCACCTTGTGGGTTTCTTCCAGCAACTGTAGCCGAGCTATCTGAGGAGTTTGAACTTCTCTCTGAATCTCGCTCACGAGTCTGTCTAGTATTAGCACTTGCGTCTGCAGCTGACCTTGCAGTCATCTCAAGAAAGCTGTCTGCCTCTTCTAGCTGTGGTAGGTTTAGTGCTTCTCTTGCTTCGTTCCTAGTCATTACCTGGTTTCGAACATAGCGTTCAATGATCTGAGACTGAGCAATTTCATCTGTTAGGGTAAGTTCTTTAAACTTTAGCTCTACAATATCAGTCTTTTCCTTAATGATCTTGTTAATAACCTTTTCGAAGTTTCTTTGTGCTGGTCTAGCTACCTGCTCCTTGAAGGTACGGTCCTGTGCAAGTGCTGCAGCGATTGCAGCAGAATCTCCGCCACCAATCTTTGAAAGTGGTACCTGGTGTGCTACCAAGATGTCATCACGATTACGAATACGGTACTCGTTAAACGATGCCTCCTGGGTTCCAGTCTCCACCGCTTCCATCTTGAACTCTACCTTGTTTGTGTCAGAGTCTCCTGGTAGAGGAATATATAGTGTCCTGTGATTTTGCCCCTTTAGGCTTGTCTGCAGGAATCTAAACATCTTATCTTCTGCATCCTCAGATAGCTTTGCACCCTTTAGGGTAACAATATATCTTGGAACACCCTTATTGGTAAAGTAATCAATATTATACTGTGAAGCCAGGGCGTCGCCCTGCAAGGCACCAACTGCGGAAAGGATGTCTGGAACTCCGTAGAAGGAGTTTAGCGGAGAGTACTGCTTAATGTGAATAATCTCGTTTGGTCTAGGGTCGTCTGTAATTGGATTTACATTTCTTGCACCAAAGTTGCGGAAGTACACAACCTTGTTTCCAATAATCTGAACGTAGCCGTCACGTAGTCGACGTGCCCTCATGGTGGTTGCTGGAATGTGACCGACGTAGCCAATCTCGCCAGCAACTGTTCTTCCGATTTCCAAGTATCCATTCCCAGTAGACTCGTAGTCGGTCCACACCTTCATGAAAGTAGATGTCATAGACTCGTCCATATTTAAAGACTCAAACCATTCCTTAACCTCTACCTTGGCTCTTTCAACTCTTTTTCTTGCCTTGTCTATTGCACTATCATTATCAGATGCCTCAAGTGCCATGAGAACTCTCTCTGTTGCCTGGAGATCATACCCTAGGCCAACGATGTTCTCTACCTTAGCATCAATAGCGGCGTGATTAGCGAACGATGTGTCGTAGTAGTTAGCTAGCTCATATAGGTTCCATGGTGGAGTGATTACGTCAAATAGCCCATATCCGTTGCGATATACCTTGCCAGGGTTAATCTCTTTTGAGTATGCCCCGTCTTTTCCAGAATTAATTGCTAGGGCACTGTCTTGGTACTCAAGCGACATTACGTTTACATTGTTGTACTGTAGAGTTGAGTCTACTAGAGAGTCGTTATTTGCCTTCTCAATTCTGTCTGTGCGACGCTTAAAATTCTTTTCAATTCCAGAGAAATCTTTTAGGCTATTCCAGGATTTTGTAAACGGGTCGTGATCCTTAAACTGGTCCTGGTTTTCTTGTACGCTGTCTAGGCTAATTTCTCTAATGTATTCTTCTGACATACTACTCATCTCCATAAAGTTCTAGTGTTTTCTTTGCTGCCATGACAGCACCAAGGTCATTCAGGCTTGGAATTAATCCCTGGCTCATTCTGTCTACCTGCTCAGAGTGCTCTTCATCGGAGATCTTCTTCATGTTTGGGTAGAATACGGCACGACCATCTGGCTGTCCCCAGTACTTTGCAGCGTCTGCAAGCTCTCTAATCTTTGACTTGTCATCCCTCATGCCTTCAATGGACAAAACATTCTTGTCGGAATCCATGAATGGCTTTCCATTTGGCTTAACCCAAACGTAAGTTCCAAAATTTGAAAAGTTTTCTTCGATAACTCTTATCTTTGTGTCGCCTATTTGACCAGGCATGCGTGGTTTTTGTGGTTTCATAACCAACAGTATACCATATTATAGGGCTGACCTAGTAGTGCTAAACCATGATATGTCGGAATACACGGAGTACTGGTAATCTTTAAACACCAATTTATCTGGCTGACCCTGAGCTGTTGCAGAATAATCGTCTACCACAATCCTGTTTGTTCCTGTAAATGCCTTATATATTTCTACTGGAGATACACCAAAAAGTGATGTTGATGTCAGAACTAGGACGTCATTCCAAATGAACGAGTCCCAGAAATCCCACTCTAGCTCTATCGTACCGTTTTGCAAAACATCTTCCCAGTCTCTTTCTTGGGTGTCCTGACGCTCTTCAAGACTTGTTGACTGATAGTATGAAATGTTGTTTGCAAGAATTGGACCGTTGATCCTAATGGAGCCTGCCGTCAGAGAAACGTCTAGGATCTTGGAGAAGCTAACCCCTAGAGTTGCCCACTCCTTTACTGTTAGAGTGGCGTCCTTAGATATTTTGCCATTTATGTAAAGTCCAACATTCGCATCTAGCTGACCAGTCTTTGCGTTTACAGCGTATATCTTTGCACGTTTTCCATTTGGACTGGTTGATACAAGGAAGAACTTTATGTGGTCTCTTCTGCCCTGCACCTCAAATATTTGAATTGGTGAAATTGGAAAGAAGTCTTCGTCAAATCTTAGAGATATTTGCATCGCAATGATTTCGTAATTTCTTGTCTTTTCTGGATTAACTGGGATAGAGACTCCACGATTAGTCAGAGGGCTGAATACGCCTCTTGGCTGTACTCCGCTGTATCTAGTGTTATATAGATATGGGGTGCTGCCCTTGTAAACACTAAACGGATTGTTTGCGGCATAATCTACGTAAAATCCATTCTGCGTATATGGGGCAACATCAATTCCAAATCTTGTACCAATTGCAGTTGGGGAAGATTTCTCTAAAGACTGTGGAGAATACTGAATAGATCTAATCGCTATTGGGTATGTTTCTGTGTCTGGGTTAACAATCTCTACCTGAGTTGTCATAACTATCTGATTAATATTTACCCCAGGTGGTGGGTAAATGATTGAGTTATCTACAACCTCGTACCTGGTAGTCAGCCAGTCATCACCTGGCACAACAATACCACTCTTTGGCAAACTAACAGTATTTGAGTATTTTCCAGACAAGGTTCCTTTCAGTGATGAGGTGTATGAAAACATTACGTATGTTTTTACCATTGCTTCTGTGGTGTCGTATACATACTCAAATGACGACCTCTGTGCTAGATCGGCATAGTTATCATACCCAGTGAATAGCTGGTTTGACAAAACCTCGTATGTCTTTTTTGTTGGCAACGAGTATTCTTCATATAGGTCGCCGTAAGTCCACTGACCGCCCTGAGTGTCTATCTTAGAAAATTTATTTGGTGCAGGATAGTCTATGTTGAACTGAATAAAGTCAAGGTCGTAGTAGCTCTTGCCTTTTTCGTTAGTGACATACCTTGCAAAATAGCTAAGGGGTAGATAGTCTTCCCAGGTAGAGCTTGTAGATACGCACAGATCAAAGTTGTCAAAAACCTCTTTGGCTCTTAGCGTATAAGTTCCAGTATGTCCAAGTGCTCTGGCGGTGACAAATGATGTTGGGGTACCGCCGTCAAGAATGTGCTGCCAATATGAACCATCATTTCCAAAGTATTCATTTCCAGCATCATAGAGGACAAAGGAGTCGTATTCATCAAAGCCGTACTCGTAGTCGACTGGTATTCCACGAGCAGAAAACATATATGGAACGGTAAGAAGGCTCTGGACATTAAGGATAGATATAGAGTATATCTTTCCAGAAAATGTTGAGGATAGCTCTGATCTGCCACCCACGCTCATCGAAAGCTGGCTAGGGTTTCCAAAGAATGACCTCATGTTACCTTCAAAATAGCTAACAAAATCTTTTACAGAAATTCCTATAGTGAACTGCTCTCCAGGAATAACACTTTCAGTTTGGTACAGGGTTTCGATGCTGGCGTTGCTATCCTTAAAGTTATACTTAATTATATTATTAACAAGAACTATCTCAAAGTACCTATCCTGGAGCTTGTCGTCTATTCTAAACAGGACTTGCTCTGAGCTAGTAAGTTGCGAAACTTTAAAAATACCGTAAAAAGCTGCTACTGGCTCATCAATCATCTGATACTTGTCAAAGTATATGTATCCGTTCAGTCCATTCCAATTGCTGTTTGGTTTTAGGGAAAAGAATGGCGAGGTCTCCTGCGTTACCTCTAGACTATCCTGCTTCCATTCTTGATAAATATCTCTTCCGAAAGTGTCAAAAATTAGCTGTGGCTTTTCGTAGCTCTTTGTTGCAAGGTAATTCTTCTGTAGATCAAGGTTGTTGTATACCCCCTGTGTCCAAGAGCCAGCTCCTGGATAAGAGTAGTTATTTGAATACTTGGAGAATGAATAGTCAAAGAATGTAGTTGTTCCGCTATAGGCGTTGTTGATATTCTCTGGGAACTCTACGCCCTGACCGTAAACAAATCTTCTTTTTGCGACAACTGGTGGAACTTTGTATCCATATATTGCAACGCAGTCTACAAGGATTGGTGAGATGTGCTCATGAGCATAAAAGCCAAGCCAGTCGGTGCTTACGCCTTCTACCTCTGGGTCTGGAAAGTTTATGGTTGACTGGTCAAAAACTAGGTTTATAACTTCCTCTCCATTTATCAGCAGGCTGGCTGCAGACTCTGAATATCTGATATGCACTAGCATTGGTCTTGCCCACTCACCAACGTAGTGAGAACTATAGCTGCTTCCAATCTTTAGCCCTAAGAATGCACCGTCTACATAAAGGCCATCTGTTGAAAACACTGGTCCGAAAATTCTTTTTAACTCAAATGTTGAGGAGTTTATGTTGAGCCACATTTCTGCAGTCATTGTCTGGTATCTACCATTACCATTAAGGAACCCAAGCCCTGGGACTATAAGTGATGGAGCCTCTGTCTCATTCAGATTTTCGTAAATAACAGTTGAGTTTTCAGCACCATACACTAACGGAATACCAGAGTTCTTGGCATAGATAGATGATCCGCTAACTAGGTAATACCCTGGGATGTCTTCTCTAGAATAGGATCTTGCCTCTATTGCCTTGTACCCTTCTGGCAAAAAACCTATTTCTTCTGGTATGTCAATCACATCTGATCCCAGAGATGTTGAACAAAATTCTTCTGACCACTGCCCCAAAGTAAGGCCATTGTAAAGAACGGTATGTGGGGTTGGCGTTGCTATAGACTGCTTGAACTTTGACCTAAACAATAGCTTGAATGAAACATCTTGATCTAAGATTGGAAATGTTGCAGATATGTGCAGCCATTTGCCA